CCAAAACGGTAATCTTCCCATTTAGGCTTCGACATTAGGGTCATTAAAGTCAGGACGACGGAAGATATATGGTCCAAAGGAAGAACCCCAAATCATTCTTCCAGGTGCTTCAGGGTCATATCCCCTGTCCCACACCATATATCTGTTCTTGTACAGTTTAGCATCCGTACGGAACAGAGAGCGTACTCCTTCAAATTCTGTAATACACTCACCGTTGGGACTGCCTTGCCAGTATTCTTTGTCTTTTCCGCCCTCGCGAATCCCAGGGAAACGATTCTGGAATAGAATATCACACCCCTGCTTGTATTCCATATTAATATCATAGTTTTGGAACACAATACTACCGTCTTCTTGGAAGATTAGTTTATAGTGTCCACTACGATAAATTTCTTCAAACCGTTTCTGTCTGAATTGGAATACATTATCTCCAAGATAATCGTGCTCCAGTGTTACTAGAGTATGTTTACGAATATCATGAAAATGTTGGATGCGGTTTGTCCACACTCCAGAAAACCATTCAATAAAATTGGGATATTGCATCAGTATGCCCAGTGTGCGATAGTGTATCTAGTACCCTTTGTAACTGGTGTTACCCAGTGTTCAAATAGGTATCCTGAAGGCCAGATAATTATATTACCTGCGTTCAGTTTGGGTGTGTAGATTTCACCCAGTTTAGGTCCACCAAGACGAAATGTCAACTCTCCTCCTTCAAAATCATCATTCAAAAGTATGATGATGGAAAATACTGGTACACCTTTATTGTTGCCATCAAATATGTATCTGATGTAGTCGAAGTGTGGTTCCATTCCATGTCCCACACCATATCTATTCCATCTGGCAGGGTAAGAATATTTACTAACCAAACTACCTTTACATCCTAGATTCTGAGAATGCTCGGCACAGAATTTTTCGACCCAGGGCATCAAGAAGTCTGCTTCACCATTGAAGAATCCTCCAATGCTAAGGTCATCTTCTTTCTCAGTTATTTTATATCCGTCACCCCACTTATGTTTTTCCCACTGCACTTTGTCTGTGAGTGTTAGTGCTTTACCCCATATTTGGGTGGGTAACTCAAATATTCCGAGATGTTCTTTCATCAATATGCCCAGTGTACCAAAGAGTAACGTTCGCCCGATGTTACTGGTTCAACCCAGTGCTCAAACAAAAATCCAGAGGGAAAGACTAGCATATCTCCTGCCTGCACCTCAGGTTTGTAAATTTCGCCTACGTTAGAACCGCCTAACTTGAATATTAGCTCTCCACCTTCACACTCATCTTCTATAAGAAGGACAATGCTGAAGATTGGAATACCTTTCTGATTACCATCAAAGATATAACGTACAAAATCGTAATGTGGGTCCATCTTAGACCCAGGATTGTACTTATTGAACCTACCAGGATATGAAATCTTGCTAGTAAACGTTCCTACATTACCAAACTTATCCGAATAATCTGCACAGCAATCCATTATCCACGGCATCAACCAATCCATCTCACCGTCTTTTGGATATGCAATCTCAATGTCACCCTCTCGATACTCTACTTTTTTGCCATCAGTCCATGCATGAGCACGAAACTCAGTGCGACTAACAATATGTTGAGCAGTATCTAGTTGCTCTCTTGGTAAAGTATATTTTTGGATGAATTGAGAAAGGTCAATCATAATTCATGGAAAGTTGTACAGCAGCATCTTCTGGTCGAAATGTTGCTGGATGAAAATTGCAGTACTCGTTGAAGGTGATTTTCATCTCCTTGTTAGTAAGTCCTGCATGTGCTGCAGCTTTGGGAAGATTCCACTTTGCGGACCAAAGCATCTCCATGGATTCACGAGTTTTTGGTCTCATTTTCTTTGATACTTTCTGCGATGTACTTCATCATTTCTTCTTTGTACTCCTCTACCTGTTCCATGACCTCAGGGTCAACAGGTGCAGCACGTTGAATAACAGGTACTGCCATGACTGCATCTCCATTCTCACGGACAATCTTGAACGTAGTTTTATTACGCTCAATCAAATCCAGAATAAAGTCAAAGTTGTCAATAAATTCTTGTTCGGTAATTTCAGAAATGTTCATCAGACTACGTAATCAACATCAATCAAGTCACCCAGAGCAGAAATTTCTGCAATGGTTTCGGAGAAACCATCAGCACCTTCCCTGTCGTGCTTCCAAGCAACAACACGCTCTTCACCCTGGTCGCTAAAGATAGTGACACTGCGCTTGCGGAAGTTGACCAGCACGGATTCGACGGAAGAATCAGCCATGAGTACCCTTATTTAGTAACAGAGCAATTCTACTCGAAATCAGGGTCCCTGTCAAGGGGGTCAGTTCAGAAGGATGCTTGCTGCCTTCAGGTCCATCACTGCTGCCGCTTTGAGGGTCATAGCAGCGCCTGCAATGGCAGAGATTGCGCCAGCGGTGGCATTGATGGAGATAGCGCCTGCTACGGCGGTCAGAGAGATGTTACCGACTGCGGTATTGAACAGGATGCCCTTGGCACCTGCATTGCCCATAATCTCGCCTGTGGCGTTCATCTGAATCTGGGGCAGAGGATTGGTCAGAGCAGGAATCGTGCTCATCATGATAGGACCACCCGAGGTCAGGAATACACCAGGAGATACTGCTGCACTCAGAGGTACAGGAGCATTTGCCATAATATGATGCGCCGCAGACTTTTCTGTGATAGTATTAGACGCTTGAAGTTCAATTTCATTACCTTTAAGACTAAGACCAGTAGCATTGACAGAAACACTTCCCTTAGGTGCTGCAAGTTTTAGTTCTGTACCTGCTTTAGCACCAACAGTCATGCCTAGTGCCTGCATCTTAATTTCGCCCTTAGAGTCAATATCAACATCAGAACCAAAGTTGATAGTAGACTTAGTTGCTTGAGATTCTCCTGTCTCTTTGCCAGTCTTATCGACCTGCTTAGGTGCCTGACTTGCTATAATATGAATACCACCACCAACTTCAAGGTGGAAGTCACCAGTAACTTTCAGGCGGAAGTCTCCTTCAACAGTCTTTACTGCTTCGCCTGCAACGTAGCACATCTCGTCACCACCAACATGCTTAGAAACATGTTTGGGGTACTGATAATGGTCACCAACAACTTGTTCACCAGAACCTTGTGTATTGCCTGCTGCTTTTGCTGCTGCTTCAATCTCTTCTTCTGAAACCTTATCACCAAGAGCCTCGCGGTTCTTGTGCTTCATATACTCATTATTATCGAGTTTGATAGCAGTATGAGAAGAACCTGATGCAGTTGTAACGACAGTCGCTTGTCTTCCTGGTGTACCACCTTGGAAAGAAGATGCACCATTGACAAAGTTCTTTGCCGCAGTCAGATAAGGTGACGCATCATTATAAATGGAGTCGAGGAGATTACCTACAGGACTTTCGCCACAATCACCGTAAGTGTCTCCAATTTTTTTGTTTAGATTCGCTAGGGTATCTGGGTCGCAGAATGTAACTCCTAAGAATGGGAAGTATCCAGCTGAGTTCTCTCCACCTTGCGCTCGTCTATTACATCCAAAATCAAAAAATCCTAAGAACACCGACAAGATGCTCATGATAGAATCGATGCTTGCTTCAGAGAGTTTCGTTACGTCGAAATCTTTGTCAAAGATACCTTCACCCTTTTCAATCAACTTGCTAACTTCTTTGACGCCTTCAACCACCTCCATGCCTGCTCTAACAAAGTCAGCAATTTTTTGAACTACTGCAAGACCATCTGCCACTTGACAAATAATTCTGTCAATTACACTATTAGCAGTTTCAGTAATAATGCTGCCGATATCAGCTACCTTATCGATAAGAGGAGTAACCAGATTATCGACAATAAAGTTATACGGAGACGAGATGAAATCAACAATCATCTGGTCAAGTCCGCAAATCTGTCCTGCAATAAACTGTAGGGCAGATTTGACAAGGGCGAATACAACAGATGGTACACCTGTAGACTTAAGAATAGTTGTAGAGTATCCCAACCATTGCTCAACTTGAGTAGTCAAATACTCTTTCATGGAAGCAACTACTTGTCCCATTACTGAACCAAGGAAGTTTCTGATTTTACCCAGCAGTTCTTCCATCGTGACAATCTTATTGTCTACAATATCAAGGAAATTTCCGTTCTCTGCCTTTGTCAGGTTAGCGATTGTTGTAGCAAGGTCTTCCAGAAGATAATTAACATGGTTTTCCAGAGATTTCCATGGTCCTGCGACACCATTTGCCGCTGGCATCGGTTTTTTGGGAATTCTGGGTTTTGTATTACCAACGTTTCCAGGACGTTGCTGGATATTTGTTCCAGGGTTGCCCATGGACGTTTGTTGGCTGGAAGTGGGAGTGCCGCTACCAGAAGCGGTTGAACTACCTCCATTTCCAGTTGTTGTTGCGCCAGCATCCATATTTGGGAGCTGTACGCTATTATTTTCGTTCGTCGTCTTTTTATTTTCGCCAGGAGTCACTCCAGGAGGTGCTGTCGCAGCGTTGACCTCATAAAATGTTTTACCTGATAAAGCAAATGAAGAACCTTCTCCAGATTTTGCTTTTTTCTTTGTTCTAATAACACCCATAACAATGGGTTGCTGCGCTTCTTCGCCATCAAGGAAGAAACCCATGACAATAGCGCCTGGTTGCAATTGACCAGAAGATTCACCCTGTCCGTTATTACCTGCTTGAGATGTGGGTTGAAGTACAACTGCCCACGGCAAATCATCAGTTTCTAACTTCTCAGGAAAGTCTTCAGTTGCACCCGTATAATATCCTGCAACACGAACTTTCACACGTCCGAGGTGTTCAGGGTCTTTATTACTCTCTACTTCACCAACCCACCAGTAAAGACCATCTTTACCAATAAACTCATTATAAGAAGCGTCGGTGTAACCCTCAACAGTACGCATTTTTCACAGCAGTCTGAACTTGACTATTTAGCGAAAAACCCTAGGGACCAATTTTTTGCCGAGATTTTTTTTCCGACTTATTGGTAAACAAAGTTGAAAATGGTTCCCAGTGCTCCCATTCAAACCTATGCACTGCCCACATTCCAAGGATGGGTACAAACACGAGCATAAACCCCATGACGCCTAGGCACCACGGGGTATTCATAACCATCCTTGCGAACAGTTTAGCGTTATCCATCACTTAAGGTATCCATTCTCACGCAACCACTGAGCCGTCAAAGGAGTGGGTTTATAGACTTTCCACATCGTACCAGTGGCACAAGCATCCAATGCTTTCTGAGTCATACCCTCAGTACGTCCTGCCCAAGCTGCTTCTGCCTCCCAGGGTACAGCACTAGAGGGATAAGTACGCTCAGCCATGGTACGCCACAACATGGGAACCGATTCCTCAGGCATAATGATAGCAATCATGCTGTTCTTGATACTACCTGCCATACAATCCTGTGCAGCATGCCAACCTTCATGACGCATCACAGACATAAGGGTGCTTGGACGACCCATATGCTTTTTGTTGAGGTAGAAGTTATTACTTACAGTATGATATACACCACGGTGACCAGGGGGGAAGAACCTTTGGTCTGCAAGAAATACTTTGACACCAATCTGATTAAGAGTATTAAGCATGGTGTTAAATTCCAATGCATGTTCGGTGAACTCTTCCATGTTCTCATAATTGGAAGAGATGTCTAGCATGCTATGGACTTGGTTAACGTCCTTGGTGCATTCACGTACTAACATACAACCCATGGCATCCATGGAGTTATAACCTTTAGTGATTTTACTTTCGTTAGCAAGGACGGGTGCCCCAGCAAACATTAATGCGCTGAGAAGAAAATTACGAAGTTTCATACTAAGTCCCGTATTACTTGGTTCAATTGAACCATGGGCGATGAGGGATTTGAACCCCCGACCTACTCCGTGTAAAGGAGGCACTCTACCGCTGAGTTAATCGCCCGTTCGAGTAAAGACATAGATGTCAGTACCACCCCACAGTTTTGCTCCTGTTGGGTTATAAGCAACATCATAGCACTGATACTCACGTCCTGTCAACCTAATGTATGTATCCAGTTTGGCACCTGCTCTTTCGCACTTACCGTCAAACTTACCAAGCCACTGCTTACCTTCCTTGACAAACTTCAAGACACAACCAGCAGACTGATTGCGGAGTCTCACCTCTTTCTCTGAGGTATAGTCCACAGTCAGGGTAGTCTGCCGATACGGTCTGCTTTCATCCTCATAGTGATACCACGCTTTCTGATGGATAGTACCATCTTCTTGCAGAACGTTCTGGATATGGATGAAAGCAAACCCTGTTGGATTTGAATATGCTTGGTGTCTATTGTCGAAAGTACCAAGAAACTTGGTGAAGAAATCAGTCTTCGTAGATTCTACACTCGTCTGCATCTGGGTTCTCATCACAATAAAGTTCAAAGTCTGTAGGGTCGTGGTGGTCTTCTGGATGTGCCTCGTGATACCTTTCCAGGGACTCTAGTTGTGCTTCGATGTGGCGTCGTTGTTGCGGTGAAGTCGTTGGATTGTCAAGAATTTCTTTATCCTTGGCAATATGTGCTTCAATGTTTTCCATATTAGTGTACCGTACTGATACTAAATTATTTATGATTTGTCCACATAGTCTTTATAAAGCATGCATGTGGTCACGCAGTTGGTGAGGTTAAACGTGTGTCTTACCCCTGCAACAATATAGCGTCCGCTGTACAATTTGTCAAGTGCTTGTCTTTTGTTATCTGTCATCGTTGAAGGAATATCAATCTCAATTCCTTCACCTGCTCGGAGTTCTAGATTGCCAGGAACATCTATCTGTAGTTGTATTTGCTCCAAGACATACCTACGCATATAATTATATGCCCTGAGCTCAGGGTCATTCATGTCATTGTTGTTGGTATTGTCATTCTTCTTATATGATACTTCATCTCCCATACCAGTGTACAGATTAGCAGGAGACAAACCATACTTAACTCTCTTAGGAGTTTGTGTAAACATCTGGGTGGTTTGATTGAAATCGATATCAACGGGGATGTCACCATTCTTCTTCAGGTTTTCCATCCGTTTGTAGTATGATGTGATGTCATAGTAAACAGACTTAAATTCAATGTCCTTACTACCCGTCGTCATCTTACTGTTAGTAAACTGAGATAGGTTGAGTTCCATAGAATACCCTGCCCAAGTACCATTACGAAGGTTTGATAGAGTATCGTATGTTTTGGGGAATGATAACTGTGAAATGGCAAAGTAATCTTGTGCAGATTCATCACCAAGTTTCTTTGGACCATAGTAGTAGTGGAAGCAATCGTCCTGCTCTCTCGCATCCTTACAAAGTTGGTCAAGACTCTTAAAGTGAAAACCTTTTTGGTTCTCAAAGAAAATAAAAGCACCTTGAGGTTTATCACCAGAACCAGCAGCATCCCGTATAGAATGCTTTGCCATCCAAGCAATTGCATCAAAAGGTCTCCAGTTTGGAATCACAAACTTGGGTTGACTCTTAGTTTTCTCAATAAATCTTTTCTTCTTACTAGAACCAAGACCTTCTTCCTGACTCTTGATAATGGTATCAACGTGGTCAGAAAACGTCTTTTCTTTGAACGAACCAAAGACATTCTTCACCTCATTTAATAAAAACTCTGGCGATACAAGGTGAATTGTATAGATATTTGTCTTATCTCTCTTGATTCTATCCGTGATAGCGTGACACTGCAGTGTGTACACATACGACTCGTCTTCCTGTGGTGTCTGTAGTTGAAGACTCCAGAACTCATTACCCAACAAGGTATCAATCAAGTCCGCAGAGTCTTGGAACACCATGGTTGCTCGGATGCAAGGGAAGTCAATAGACTCCTCAAGAACCAACTGTGTTACAAATTCAGACAGGTTCGACGCACCATCATTAGTAGTGCGAGGTTTCATGTTCTCATCCAGCAGCATAACCTGCATGGAGGAACTGCCAACTTGAGCTTGTTGTAGTTGACTAGCCATTAATTTCTACCAGCGAACAGACCGAATTTGGGAGCATAATAACCTATGTAGACGTGAGAACTATTCTTTCCACCTCCACCACTATTGAGGGGAACATGTACTTTCTGTCCACCACCAGTATTTGCAGCAGAAAGTGCCTCTGCTTTCTTTGCAGCAGCATTAGATGCTTGTTGGGCAGATTGTAATTGTGCTCTGACTTCACCTGCTGCGTTTGCTTTAGCACTCTCTCTTGCTGCTCTAACACTTGCTGTCTCCTGAATGATACCATGGTTAGAGAACGAAGAAGCAGAAATAGAACTAGACATGCTGGCAGTTAGAGCATCCATGTCTACTGGAGGTTCTGTAATTGCACTAGGAACCCAAGGAGGTCTAGATGGAGAACTTAATCCACCAGCCGTCTGTTGACCACCAGTCTGACCAGGAGTTGTTCCTGTTGCACCAGGAGTTGTTCCACCACCAGCACCATTAACTGATGCATCAGCATCTGCTTTACCAGCAAGGAATCCTAGGTGAAGGTGAGTATCATGACCACCATAAGGACCAGGAGTATAATTTGCTTCTGGATGGAACCAAGAACCCCACCCATCGTAAATAATTTGCGATAGTTTTAACTTATTACGATTTCTGAACAGGTCTGCTGCCAACTGGCCAGTACGTCCTTTCCAGTCTCCAGGTCTCCAATCAGTAACATCAATAGCCAGACCTTTATAGTGTAGAGAATTTCCTGAGTGACCACCAACAGGAGCACCGCCTCCAGGTTCGTATCCACTGGGATTAGGACCAGTACCTGTGTGAGCATTCTTTCTGAAATTTGGGTGCTCGGCAACGGTGAATCCCTTACCGAGAAGCATTCTACCAACTGCTTGTACAGCAGGAAGATTGCTATAAGGATTGCTTGGTTCTACTGCTGCTGGACCTGCCTTAGTCTTCTCACTAGCGGTACTCTGCTGCGGGCGTTTGAACATACCCGTAACACCTTTCCAAGCATTCTGGAAGAAACCCCCCGACTCAAACTCGGGAATCTTTCCACCAGACTCACGACCAAATCCAAGTCTGGTTGCGTCAGCAAACCTACGATTTGTAAGAGATGGGTCTCTTCTAGTTGCTTTGTTGTCTAAAGGTACGACAAAACCACCAGACTCTCTAGGAAGAACCAGTTCTGTACCATGACCAATGAAGTCGATGCCACGTCCAGTAAGTGATACTGGGTATCCAGAGTCGGGACCAGTAATAAGACCACCACCCATCATGAATGGTACTAGACCACCCTTCTCTCTCTGTGGTTCACTACCAGTCGCCTCAGGTTCTGCCTTAGGCGGGGGGTCATCAGGTAGTTCAGACAGTGCTTTACTGAGGTTTGACCTGTCATCACCCTCAAATCCAGCAGCATCTGCAACTGTTGCTGCGATTGCTGATGGTTTCAATGCAAAATCATCGGGAGTCATGTACTCCGCCGCGGCCAAACCAAGGGCAGTTAGAGCAATGCCAAGTTTACCTGCTCTACTCCTGACCATCCTGATGGACATCCTCAGGAAACTGCGGAACATCTTGAAGACGCCAACAAAATCCTTGATGATTTTGAATGGATTAGTAATCCATCTGAATAGTATGAAGACTCCTGCTGCGTTCAGCATGAACTTCAAGAATCCACCGACTCTCTTGTCCCAAGATTTGTCGCCATCCATCATTGCAGCAAGACCTTCAAGTCCATCAAGGACATTATCCTTGAGGAAATTGAAGATGTTCTTCATTACATTACTAACAGTCTCAATTGCTTTTATAAGTTTCTCTCGATTAGATTCATCTGACAACCACTTCATCACTGGAAGTAAGACAAATAATCTGAATAAGTCACCAAACATATTGCCTAATGCTTGCCAGAAACCAATCGCAGCAGTAGCAATGTATCCAAGTACACCAGAACCTTTTGATTTATTGCTGTCGGGTCCTCCAATAGATTTGACAGAGGTCTTCCTCGATTGCATCTGAGCATAATTTGCCTTCTCTTGAGCAAATGCATCTTGTTGTGCTTTGACAAACTCACCTACCACACCCAACAATCCATTGAGTGTGTTACCAATGGAGTTAGTTGCCTCTACATTCTTCTGTAATATTAGTGCCTGAGAATTTTTCCCCTTATCCTTGTCGTCGGTCTTGTTTATAATCGTACCGACATTGACTACCTTATAAGGTACAATCTTCTTAGCGGGTTTCGTTTGCGTTGTCATCAGAATAACCCTCCAAGAACTGTCTTAGCCATTGCCATTGGGTTGTTGATAGTGGTATAAACAGTTTGTACTGCACTACCAATATTTATTGGTATTGGATTGGGTATAGAACTTAGAATCAACTGCGGAACCTGAGATTTTACATCTGTAACTGCCTGAGCGATTGCTCCTTGACCAGAAGACTGTGCAACATCAGCACCACTAGGAGCTGCTGCAGGTGCTACACTTGAGGGCGAGGAAGCAGCAGCACTACTTCTGCTTGAATTAATTTGAGCAATTTGACTCGACAATTGACTAATCATCTGGTCCATACTCATCTGTGGTGCTGCGGGTGCATCACCATTAATTGTTCCCGTACCTGTAGAGGCAGAAGTACTACCAGAAGAAGGTGACATATAGGTTCCTTCAGGATAAGTAACACTACCCTTCGCAACTTTTTCTGTAGTCTTCTTGTTCTCTCTTATCAGACGTTGCAGACTTTCAGCATATACGGGGTCGGTAGCATATCCCTGTTGCTTCAACATTGCTGCTGCTTGGATAGCATTGCCCGCATTGTTAATACCCTTATACCCCTTATAATCCTTGTACCACAATTTGGCGAGATACTTAACAGAATCCAGGGGAGTGTCAAAGTTTACAAAGGCAGCATCGACGTAAGTTTCCTGACCACCATAGACTTCTCTGGTATTTGATACTGTCACATCCATACCAGCAGTACCCTTCAGACCAAAGAAATTGTTCTTTGCAGCCAGGTGCTTACCCCACCCAGACTCCAATGCAAACTGTGCAGAGACAACCTCAGGGAACTTTGCACCTGCGGTCTTACCATAGTCATAAAACTCTGCCCACTTAGCAGCGTTGCCAGACAGCACACCGCCTGCCTCTAGTCCTTGTAGTTTTGCCTGCTCGGACAAAGCCTGGACTTTTGCTATTGCATCGGGGTTAATGCCCGAAATAATCTTCGCTTGCTCTTCTGCAATTGCCGCTTCCGAAGCAGGTGTAATGTTGGGTTCAGTCTGTGATGTTTTTCCCTTCTCTCCAGAGAACATAGGGAACCCTAACTTATCTGCAATCGGGTCACCGAACATAGTACGGAAGTCCCCAACAGCATCTGCTCCCATGTATGCAGCAGTCAATGCAATTGCAAGTGCTGTTGATGCACCACCAGTCAATGGCGTAGCAGCAACCAATGCACCAATAAGTGCCGTGGCACCAGCATCAATAGCAGCACCAGCAATACTACGAATGAGAGCACGTCTCCAATCAATGCCATTGATGACATCCATACCGAACATCAGTATGTCCCCAAGATAGGGGATGTACTTCATGATTCTCTCGCCAACAGGACCCTTCAGTGCCTTGATTACTTTTTGAAGAGGTCCACCAAGTTGCTCTGCTCTCTTAAGAAACTCATCTTTTGTTGCGTTCCATGCTTTACCAGCAAGGTCTCCCATTGCTGCTTGAGTTACCTTCCACTTCTCTGCAACAGTGCTGGCACCCTTCATCATATTCTTCCACTGGTCTGCTGCCCAGTTGGTTACTGCTCTCTTGGCACGAGCACCTTGTTCCAGTCCAAAGTCAACTGCTTGTTTACCCAGTCTAACTGCTTCGGCAACTGCTTTCTTACGGAGGTCATCGAGTTGACCCAACTTTTTCAGTGCCTCCTTCTTCAACTTACCCAAGGCAGTTGCAGGAAGGTCATCCAGTACAGACTTACTCAGTGACTGTAACTGCTTCTTTGTTGGTGCTTGTCCAGTTTGACGCCTGAGTTCTCGTGCTCTTTTAATAAACTCGTCTAACTGTTCATCATTCTTAAATTTATACCTCGCCTTCATATCATCCCGAAGTTTCTGGGTAGCATTCATCTGCTCCCGTGCTTTGGCATTCTGCTGACGATTCCTTTCTACATCATCTTGTGGTTTCTTTGGTTTCTCCGTATTTAACCTGTCGGTCAGCATATCAAATAGACCACCGATAGCATCAAACAATGTGGTCATCAATCCTATAGGATTGAACAATGCTTTCAATGCAATAAGTCCTGCAACACCTGCAAGTACCTTCAAGAATCCTTTGAATCTATCCCATGCACTCTTGTCCTTATCAAACATGGCAGAGATGCCATCCAAGAGAAGACCTACGCTTCCACTTGCAAATTCGTATATCTTACCAAAGACTACCTTTGCTGCTTCAACAAATCGTTCTACTGTTTCTTTATTTCCTGGTTCAGATATCCATTTAAGTGCAGGTAGTACAACACCAAGTTTAATAATACTTTCTAAGATTCCCAGGAAAGGACCCAATAGTTTTTCTAACCAACCCTTAGCTTTCTTCTCAGTCTTCCCATCGCCTTTTATTGCCTTCTCCTTATCCTGCTTGGAAGCACTATCAGCTTCTTTAACGCCCTCCATCTGATTCTCTGCCTGCTGGTCGCGGCGGAATCTATAATCTTGGTCTGCCTTTCTATCCTGAGCAAGCAACCATTTCTTTCTTGCTATCTGAGTTTCCTTAGCATCTTTGAATTGCTCACCGATACTAAAAACTGTGGCACCAATTCTATTTTGTGCCAACAAAAGTTTAGACCCCATCATTGTTACGGTGGTCTTCCTTCCCGTAACATTGGGGTTAATAAACTTATGTGATTTTAATACGGTCATTTAAGTGCGTTTTGTTCTCTGTATTTCCTTTCTTCTTCCTTGAGGTGTGCTGACAGCAGGGAGACATAAACGTCTCGTTCCCAAGGCATAAGACTTTCAATCTCAGTTAAACTCCACTTATGATGATGCATCAGTGCAAAATTGACCTGAATGTAATTGTTCAGGTTATTGTACATCATCGCTATCCGAAAAAAGATGCTAGACCCTCAAGTACAACATCAACTTTCTTTCCTGTATTAGGATTGGTTACCTTAGTTCTGTAAGACAACTTAGGCATAGTTTCAAAGAATGTTTGGAACTTACCAAACTGTTCACTGTTCAGTTGCCCCAGGAATTCTTGGAGTTCATCGCTAGTAGAATCACTTGCGTCATGAATCTGTTCACCCTCATAGATTTTATCGATGCAACTACCTGCAAGTTCAAAAATCTGGTCAACCGAAGGGCTCTCGCCACTGAAGTTAACCTTCACAAAAGTATCCATTGCAGGATACTTCATCAAACAACCAACTGTGTCGGTCAACATAATATTCATGTCATGATTAGGACTGGTTGTCAACTTAATCTTGTCCAGTGGAATAGACAAGGGGACTTCAGTCGTACCATCATCAGAACAGGTAACTTTAACATCAACAGATTCACCCACAGACTTGGCGCGGATGTTCAGGAACAAAAGTTCGATGTCGAAGGTAGAGAGTTTTGTTACCTCTGCCTCAGTCATACCTGTACAACTAGACACCACCTGGGTGATGGTATCAACGATGTTAGTTTCATCTTCTGATTCCATAGCAAGTAAGAGAAGTTTCTCTTCTTTCACAAGGAAAGGACGGAAACTGATTTCTTTACCAGAATGCAATTTCAGGCGATGCTTTGGAGTAGCAATCTTTGGTAGTGCCATAGTAAAATCAATTCATTAGAAGTATTTAGTCGGCATACGAGAACAGGAAATCTCTGACATATGTATCAGCAAATTCTTTTCCAAACTTATTGCTCATAAATCCAGCAACAGGGTCTAGTTCTAGCATGTACTTGTCAAACTCTTTGTATATAGACTCATCCTTACCTATAGGTTTGGCAAAGTTTAGATACTCTTCATATGCTCGGACGTATCTCTTGAAAGAATTCAAGTGTGATGGAATATCATCTACAGTACACTGCCGCACATAAATGTATCGAGAGAAATGATTTCCTGGCTCGAAGAATCTAATATCTTTGTTGGTGTTATCAACCATGTCACTCAGCAAATATAGAATGAATGGATGATTGAAATCTTTATGTGGGGTGGGGTGCTGAAAGTCAAAAACAATAATGACCTTCTTCTCAAAGAAACACATCAAGTCCATACCAAGACAGGGCATATCTTCACCTGTCTTTGGATATACTATATTGTTATAGATGTCTGTAGGACCTTGCCTAATGATAGTCTCTCTAGACTTTAAGATGTGCGGTCCTGTATATAAAGTCGATTCCAGTAGAGCACCCTCTTTACCTACTTTATGTGTGCGTTCTTTTGCTGTAAGTTTTAGAGTGTCTACTAGAAAATCACGATAACCAATCCAACTCACTCAAATGCTCCCTCATTCTTTAGATACTGTAAGGTTTCTTTCATACCACCAATGTGCTTGAATCCAATATTAATTTGGGGGTACTCTGCGTCTTTCCCAAACTCAGACTCAAAACCCCTCTGAGAAAAATGACAATTAAGTTTATACTCTAGAAACTCGCCACCAAGAGACCTCAGGAGAGAAGCAATGCGTTCACATTCTTGACTGCCGTTACTATAGATTACTGCTGTTGTCATTTGTCTTAGGTATGTCTACGAAGTGTTCTTAGATAGTCTAGCACATATGAACGAATATACATCAACTCATTATAGCATTTTTGATTATGGGCACACTGACGAAGTTTATTGTCAGGTTTCAAAACAGACTCAATGAACAAGTCTAGTCCTCTATTGAACTTATCATCTTGGGTTTCGTTGTCAATCACGTTGCCTCCAATCATCAGGTTTGTCTTGTTTGAACCAGTCTACAATTTCATCTGCAGAACCGAACCCCGTTCTGTGATTGGATGGGTCGGGGTCACCTAGTCCCATCCTATTCATAAAATCATCCATACTGCCTT